AGATACAGACATGATATTATCATCTCCATATGTCATCAAACTCACATTTGATTTAAAGGTGTTTACTTCCTCATTGGGATTAAGTAAGTAATAACCATATCTCACACGCAAACTGTTAACTATACCATTCACAACAACAGTTAAGGGATGTCCTGATGGATTAGAACCATGAAGTTGAATAAGATCACCATTATAATCAACAACGGCAAATGCAGTATCCTCTGCAATGCCTCTAATAACATTTATATCTTCTGAAGTATAATTACCTGATAATACACAGAAATGTATAATAACATCAAAAGCTGCTAGAATCTCTTTAGGAGACATTTTCTTATCGAATGCCTTATAATCTCCAGCAATGATTTGAGACGTCCCAAATTTTGTTATGTGATGATACATCTCATCCCATTCTAAGCTTTGAGCAATTGTTCCAGGTGCGGCTTCAAAAGCAAAACGCTCATTTTGTTGTAATCTACTAAATGGTAAAAGATATTTACGAACAACAATACTCCAATCCATTGGTGCTCCTGTAAATACTCTTGTTTTACCCATATCCATCTTAGCAAATGATGTGGGTTCATCCTTAAGATGAGCGCAAAAATTTGGATGTACACGCTTACCCTCATGATAGGTTGTGATAATTTCATCAATTCTATCTAGGATTTCTTGCGTAACTTCAACAGGATCAGGCATATCATGTGCTGGTGGTATAGATTTCATAAAAAATCTTTTACTCTTTTTCCAAGGATTTCCAGCACTAGTGTTTCTGTTTAACTTATCTATGTAAGCAACAGGGGCACCATTGATAGCTGTGAAATTATCTAGTGGAAATAGCATATCTTTGACATTGTTGGTATCCATATTACCTAACACATCATTAATATATCCACTCACACATTTATCGAGTATATCAGTGCGCAATGTTGCAATAGGTTTGACCAAATCTAATGCAGCTATACGCCAAGGTTTCCAAGTTAACATATCAGGTTTTCCAAATTTGATAGCATAATCTTCATCTTTGAGAAATGTTGACATTGGAGTTGGTTCAACACTCGATTTACTTTTTCCACGAAAATCAGTGAAAGATCCATAAACATCTACACAACCTTCAGGTATGTATCTAAAAACAGATTTTTTATGGAGTTCGGTGACTTTACGTTCAGCTGATGGGGCACTTATCATAGTAAAGTCACCAGCTTCAATATTATATGAAGCTAATTTATTGTATTCTTCTTCAAGAAATACACCATCCAAAGAAATAGCAAATGCTTCCGTTGGTGATGAATTTTTTGCTAGAAAATGTATGCCCACTATAGAATAACCATATTGACTATTAATAACCAATGGTGTACCACAATCTCCAGCTACTGTTAGATCTGGGCAATAACTAGCCCACATGGAAACACTCGCAGAGATGTTATAATCTGGAAATTTATAGTGTTTTTCTGGATGTAAATATACCTTTTTAAGACTCTTGTATGTTGGTTCTCCCAAACCAGTTTTTCCAACATAGCAACCATCAAATATGCCATTTGATTTACCAACTTGAAAATATTTCAATATTTTCTTCATAGGTGGTAGACTGCGAAGTGTTAGGAAAACAAGATCCTTATCAGGTACTCTATGTACATCATTATTGCATAATTCGAATTCAAAATTACTGGATAAACTAAGTTTACTATCCAAAATAACTTTAATTTTGACAGAATCTTTAATTATAGGTACATTATGATTATTGGTTATCCAAATGTGTCCACCCAAACAGATCATACGAGAACGTAAGAAAGCATTAGTAGAGCTTTTATCGATCTCAATATGAGCTACATTTATACTAATCTTTTTCAAGAATTGAGTAAATTCCATACTTT